GAGGACGTAAAATCCATGATTGTTGAGGCATTGACTGAACTGACGGCTGACAATGCCGACAAGCAAGAGATGTCAGCCCAAGATGAGCAAGCAGATCCTATGCTCACCGAACTGAATGCTATTAAAGCCGAATTGGAAGCTGTGAAAAAGCAGGCTGCCGATTCTGGACTGAAGCACGCAGAACCTGTCGTCGCACAGGAACCAATCGACCTTAAAAAACTTACCGTACAGGAGCGCGTCCAAGCGATCCACAATCAATTCTCTAAATAATGGCAAACGCTACAGTAGCCGTCGGATCATACGCAGGGGAAGCAGCACGTCCATACGTCGCCGCCGCCGTGTTGTCTGCCGACACAATCGCAAACGGGTACGTTTCTGTACTCGAAAACGTCCACAGCAAAATCGTTCTCCGGAAGTTCTCCGGTGCGGCTATCCAGCCCAACGATGACTGTGCATTCAGCACCCCCGGATCAGGTCAACTGACCTTGGGCGAGGCTGTCCTCGAAACAAGCCCGTTGAAGGTCAACGAGCAGGTATGCAACGAGAACCTCCGCGCCACCTGGGAAGGCACGCAGATGCGTGGCCAGAACAGCCCCGCACCCGCCGATTTCACGACCTACACCGCCCAGTATGTGGCGGCGAAGGTTGCTGAGTCTGTCGAGCGCAACTTGTGGCAGGGTAACTATGATTCTACCGACGGAGGTACCGACGGCACGTATGACTCGTTCACCGGCATCATGGCTAAGATCGTGGCCGCTACGCCAGGCGAAGAGGATTTGGTGGATGGCCCTACAACGGCGGCCAACATCTTGACTCGTTTGAACGCCTTGGCTGTCCCAGCTGTGATTGCTGGCGACCCAGAAACCAAGCTGTTCATGTCTCGTGCCATGAAGCAACTCTACTACGAAGCCATTGCTGGTACAAATGAGTTGACCTACCTGGCGGAGGGTATGGCCCAGAATTACAAGGGGTACCAGATCATCACGCCAGCTGGTATGCCCGACGACACATTCCTGTTTGCCCGTAAGGACAACTTGTACTTCGGCACCGACCTGTTGACGGATCACATCAACGCCTCAATCTTGAACCTGCGTGACGTGACTGGTGACGATGTCACTCGCGTTATCATGCAGTTCTCTGGAGGTTGTCAGATTGTGGACGAAACAGCAATCGCTGTCTGCCGTCGTCAGTCGTAAACACTAACCCGCTTGACGGGGGGGCTTCGGCTCCCCCACATAGCTCCAAAACACAAAAAACATGGCTTGTTCACTTACACTTGCGGGTCGCGGAGTTGGTTGCAAAGACGCACTCGGCGGGATTAAGCGCATTTACATCGCAACATGGACGGAAGGAATGTGGGACCCAATTGCTTCGGGCGCTGTTGACGGATTGTCCGGCACCGACGCAATCAATTTCTACACGTACGACATGAACCGTGGTTCTGGCTCGTTGAACCAGACAATCACTTCATCAATTGAGAACGGAACGGTTTTCTTTGACCAAGCGTTGACGGCGAATTTTTCAAAGCTTGCTGCCGCCGACATTACCGAACTTACCAACGTGACCAAGGGCCGCATGTCTGTTCTCGTGGAGGACAACAACGGCAACTGGTTCGTTATGGGCCACAGCCGAGGCGTTGAGGCTTCTGGCGGTGTTGTCCAGACCGGTACTGGTTCTGGCGACCTCAATGGCTTTACGCTTGAAATGAATGCACAGGAAGTGGCTGCCGCTCCTTTCTTGGCGGTGACTGACGGTGCCCCAGATGACACGAACGTTGCTATTCAGGCCGTCCCTGAGTAACGCTGTTAAGTCTTAAACACGAACAGGAAGGGGGAGGGCGTTTGCCTTCCCCTTTTTTTGATTACAAAGCATGCTACACCTCCGACCTAACGCTACCACCAACCGTGTTGTGGTTTCGCCTTATCAAGCACGCAAGTTCTTGGCGACTTTCACACACTACCTTGTTGAATTAAAGTCTGAAGGGGAAGGGACCAAGTATCATTTTATCCCAGAGCCTAGCAGCGACAACGAGCGTTACACACGCTTTGGATTGGCAACAAACAGCAATGACCCTACCAACGGCGAAATCCTGCTACAGCGGTCAGGCCTTTACACCTACAAAATTTGGGGACAGAACAGCGCAACGAACCTCGACCCAACAGACGAAAGCGTAGTTGGCATTTGCGAAGTTGGCGCTTGCAAGGTGTCGGATGAATTACCTTACACCGTGCCAACTATAACTATCCCTGACAACGTGATTTATTACGAATAATATGGAACTTCTCAAGCTTAAAGAATACCAAGAACGGTCCTACGAGGAAGCGCCCAGCAACTTCGGCTGGATTAACTACGGCGACGACAATATGTTCCCGCAGTACTTGATTGATTTGTATAAGTCTAGCGCCACACACAACGCGCTATGCACGTCGATTGCGTATATGATTTTCGGCGACGGCATTAGGACCAGCGACGCCGACGCGCAATTGAAGGTTGCTGAATGGGGCTTGGATGACGAGGTGCGCAAGGCGTGTCTAGACTTAAAAATTCAAGGCGGGTTTGCGCTTGAAGTGGTCTATTCCATAGATCGTACGACAATTGCCAAGGTGCGCCATTGCCCCTTCGAAAACCTACGCAGTGGAGGCGTTGATGAGAACGAGCAATGCCAATTCATGTACTATTCCAAGGACTGGAGCAACAAGCAAATTGAGCCGGAAAAGGTCAAAACCTTCGACCCGATGGCCGCCGTAGAGTATCCGGTGCAGGTCTTGTATGTCAAGCCGTTTTCCCCCGGCTCATACTACTACCCAAAGCCTGATTACATCGGCTCTATTGACTACATCGAACTGGACAAGGAAATCGGCAAATACCACATCAATAATATCAAAAATGGCTTGGCGCCTTCCTTTACCATACACTTCAAAAATGGTGTGCCTGCACAGGAGGAACGCCGCCGGATTCGCAATGATATTGAGAATCAACTAGCCGGGGCCACGAATGCAGGCAAGTTTATCGTCACATACAGCGATTCGCCAGACCGCAAGCCCGACTTCGAGCCGTTCCCACTTTCTGACGCAGACAAGCAATACCAATTCCTGTCTACGGAGGTGTCTGACAAGATTATGATTGGCCACCGCGTAGTTTCCAGCGCCATGTTTGGCGTTAAGACTGCAGGACAGCTTGGCAATACGCAAGAATTGGAAATTGCATCGCAGTTGTTTGACGAACAAGTTGTGCAGCCGTATCAAAAGATTGTCAAGGACAGCGTGGTAAGTATTTTGACTGCTGCTGGCTGCCCGGCTGCCGTAAGCCTTGAGGCACCAGAGGCCGACGTGCCCACTGTTGCCGAAGAACTGTCTGCGGTTGAGGAACCCACGTTGGACTTGTCCGGTTGTTTGTCTTACCTGCTGGAATCGGGCGAAGAAGTTGACGCCGATGAATACGAACTTATTGATGAAGTAGAGGTTGACGACGAGTTGGAATCAGCGCGCGATGCCCTGTGGGCTTTTGCGACGCCAGTACCCGGCGACAGCAAGCGTAAATCGGAAATGGATAACGACATTGTCCGCATTCGATACAAGTATGACGGCAAAATCTCAGACAATAGCCGGGACTTTTGCAAGCAGATGATTCGCGCTCGGAAGGTCTGGCGTAAAGAAGACATTCTTGCCGCTGGCAACCTTGCCGTCAACCCCGGCTTTGGTCCAAATGGCAGTGATACGTATTCAATTTGGGAATTCAAGGGTGGCCCGTGGTGTTCCCATCGCTGGATTCGTCAGACCTATTTGAAAAGGGAGAACAACCGCAAAGTCTCAGTGGCGGAAGCACGTCGCATTATCAGCCGGTTGCCTGATGCAGAGGCCCGTGCGAATCGCATCAAGTCCGAACCAAAAGGCAAACAAGACATCAAACCTAGAAACATGCCCAACAATGGGTACCTAAACCCTCGATAAGATGGCTTTGACAGCAGAAATTCTATTTGTGAATCCCGACTATCTGAAGCGCATGACGCAACTGAATGGCGGGGTTGATGACACGGTGATGATTCCTTCGATTATCCTCGCGCAGGACAAATACATACAACAGTATTTGGGCACAGACTTGCTCAACAAGCTAAAGTCTGATGTGCAGGCCGGCAGCGTCGCCGGCGACTACGAAACGTTGCTCGACACTTACGTTCGCAAGGCGACGGTCTGGTGGGCTATGGTCGAAATGATTCCAAACCTTTACGTGAAACTCGACAATGGCGGCCTAGTCATACGTACGGCTGAGAACACTGGCGCAATTTCGCAGGCAGATCTGCACAGAGAAATTGAAAACGCCAGACAGAACGCGCAGTTCTACACGACACGCATGGTAGACTACATCTGCGCCAATCAGTCGTCATTCCCGGAATACACTAGCAACACGTCGCCTGACATGTTCCCACAAAGCACGGTCTACTACCAAAACGGCATGACCATCAGCACAGGGCACGAGGGCTACGACCCCGAATTGGCGCGCAAGCTTCTACGATGAAAGACAGAAAAGAAAACATTACCCTTCTAAAAAAGTGGCTCAATGATAAGGCTCCTAACCGTAATGCTCAGCCTGCTAGCCCTAAACCTACAAGCACAGGAATGCAGAAGCCTGCAAAGTAGATTTATGGGCTATCCCCGCGTTGACGTCGCACTCGAACAAATGGACGTTGTAACGCTGCCTATCGTCTTCCACATCATGCATGCGGGCGACGCGCTAGGCACAGGGGCCAATATTCCGGACGCTCATGTGTTGTCTGCCGTCGAGGCTGTCAACAATCATTTCAGGGCCATACCGGGCACGGATGGGGACGGCGAAGGGGTTGACACCAAGATAGAATTTTGCCTTGCACAGCGAGACCCGGACGGGGTGCCTTCAAGTGGCATTACGCGTCATGACCTTAGTTTCATACCGGGCTTCGCTGAAGACGGCGTAGCGGTCTCTGGCCTTGACGATGGCGCCAACGATTTGCAGGTGAAGCAACAGGGGTGTTGGAATCTTGACGACTACGTAAACGTTTACGTTGTGCCTGAAATAAACGGCAACAACGGTTTTGGTGGCATTCAGGGGTACGCCTACACAGGTCCGACGGGGAACTGTTTGGACGGCATCGTTATTCTTGCGAGCCGTGTCAATGTAACCCCAACCAATCTGGGCAAGACGTTGACTCATGAGTTGGGCCATTACCTCAGCTTGCAACACACGTTTTACAACACGCTTTCTTGCGGATCTGAGAGCAATTGTGCGACTCAAGGCGACATGGTGTGCGACACGCCACCGACAACTACCAACTTCTCGTGTAATTCGCCATCCTGTCCGGATGCCATGACGTCCAATTACATGGACTATACGGGTCAGGTTTGTCGCAACGCATACACCCAAGGGCAGGCCGAAAAAATGCACCACCTGTTAATGACCAGCCGTTCTGAATTGCCCTACAGCATAGGGTGCGTTGCCCCGGTGGATTACGACCTTGCCCTTGTCGATGTCCAATACACGACGCCGTTCTGTAACCCGCAACAAGACGTCATTGTAACTATCGCGGTGCAAGGCACTCAGGATATATCAGCCGCTTCCGTCGCCGTTGTTTCCAACGGTGTCTATTACAACGAAGACCTATACGACCTTGTTTCCGGACAACAGTATGCTGTCACCATTGAGAACGTGCCTTTGGACGGCGCTTTCGGTGTCGAAGTGTTGACGGTTCTAGACCAGTACCCCGAAAACAACGAAACGGTAGGCTTCGTGAACTACGCGCCGGGCGTTGTTTGGCAAATGGATTTCACAACGGATTTCTTTGCCTCCGAAACATCTTGGACACTAGAAGGTCCGGATGGCGTAGTAATTGAAGCTGACAACTACTTCACAGGCATCAACGAATACCAATACCAGACTTGCCTGTATG